TAGTACCGATATTAAATGCTTGTCTATCAAAAAATGAATGGACAAATATCGGGGTACTCGCAAAGTTTGTCTCAATAATCTTTTCACCTGTTAATAAGTCATAATTAGACACCAACTCTCTTGAACCATAAGGAAGTCCATTATTACTCGTCCTCAATATCCAATCATTACCGATATCTGTATCACTCTGTTCTTTGAATACTACCTTTTTTGCTTGTGTATAAAATGTCGGTTCAAGGACAACATCCTTTGAATTATCAAGAAGTTCAGTCCAATCATATATTTCACCACTACCTATAATATCCTTCCAAGGTTCAATTAAAAACCTGTTATTACCCTGATATATCATAACCATCCTAAACTTCGTTATGATGTCTTTAATGAAGTCAATTTGTTTGTATTCACAAGATAAAAACCCACCAGGTGATATTGAACCAGGTGATGAGGTTATCGCAAAATATGAGTTATATATTTCAGCGTTATTTACACCATTATTATATACCTTGATATACAATTTATCACCCGTATTCGCACTTATACTGAAGTTAATAAACCAACTTGATGGAAGTGAGGTTAATGAACCACTTGAAGCAATTACCACTTCAGTAGTACCCGTCAATTTGATTAACTTAAACTCAACATTTATTGGACTATTAAATACCGAACTCACAAACATCTGTACCACACCTGTATATGTCCCGTTTGCGGGACAGGTATATCCAACATTCTGTTGATAATTATTATTATTATCATAAGGTGAGGGGAACGCATCAGGGAAAAAGGTTACTGGCTGATTAACATTAAACAATACCAACTGCTCGGCTAAACTACTAAATTGAGGTTCAACCGAATATATCCACATATTGTTTGAGTTCGCATTATTTGTAAAATCCTCTTCATTACCCCACGCAGATACATAAAGATTTCTAAAGAAGTTAGACCTGAAAAAACTACTCTCATAACTAAAACCCGCATCATCAAATATCGCGTCTATAATCCTCTTGGCTCGTATCATCGGTTTGAACCTGTTGAACTCCAAAGGTGAGGTACTCGCAGTAAAATAAGGCTGAGGTGAATATACTGAACCACTATTCAAATAACTTCCAATAACTGCTTGTTCGGCTAAAGGTATTTCAGGGAGGTATTGAGTGGGTCCAGTAGTCGCAGTATACGAGTTTCCAAAGTCAACAAGGGGGTATAATACATCACCTTGAAAAAGTCCCGATGTAGTAGTCCCTGATGGATACGCTTGCCAACTCGTAGTAATCGCACTCCAATCAAGAGTGTGTGTTAAACCCGATAAATCAAGTTGGCAAAGTGTTTTTTCACCTATTGAAGTTTGGAGGTTTTTCTTTTCACCTAAAAAGAATACCTCATAATCAACATATTTACTATCCTGTGATAAATATATCTTCAACAATCTTAACTCACCCTGTTTGTACTCCGTTCCATTTACAAGTATCTGTGCCTCCCTTTTAACCGACACATCAAAGTCAATTCCGTTAACCTCAAACGCCTGTTGAAAAAAGGTGTTATTTTGTTTTGTCGCAGGTACTCTAAAACTCCTTGAATAATCACTTACCACACCAAAGTTATCATCATCAAAAATGATGTTTAACTTTATCGGGTCATCCTCATATAAGTCAAGGAATATACCATCCACTACTAACTGAACCATATTATCCGTTTTGAATATTCAGTTTATTTGAAAATCTAAAGTTCAAAGTATATTGGAAAAGTTTGTCTTTTCTAAATGTCCTCTCCACCCAGCTTGTATCAGTCAATACCACCCCGTACCAATTCGTATCACCATTCAACCTCACTTTTACATCAGGTGATATAAACAAGTTTTTAAGGAACTGAGCTTCATTATCAGTCAGGTATCTTGTGTTGATGGAGTACACCTCATCCAAGTCCTCCCTATATACCTTTTCACCCCTATCATAACTCGGTATACCATATACCGCTCCGTTCCAATTACCTAAAGTTTTTTGATATGTTAACCTGTTGATATTTATGGATTTGTCCACCCTCTTTTGAAAATAAAAATAATCTCTAAAACCAAAGGAATTTAACCAACTTACTTGAACGGGTTCAAAGTCATTACATTCATCATCCACTATATCTATCATATAAGTGTCCGTACAAGGTGAGGTCGTAAATGAACCGAAGATAACAGAACACGGGGTGGCTGAATTAGCGAATAAATACCCCGATACAAAAACCCTTGTAGTCGTTGGATATAGTGTTAACAAAGAATTGTTTGCTCCACATCCAACACTTATTACATCAAAGGGTGAAGATATATTACTACTATCACTTACACTTGTACCAGGACCACCACCTTGTGCTAATACATTTGGTGTTATATTATCATATAAGGTGGTATTTCCATTCATTAAGGTTATTCTAAAACCAGCAATCTTTTTGTTTGTACTCAAGTTCGCGGTCGCTCCACTCAACACCTCATTCATAAATGATAATGTATAGTAATCACCACGCCTCATCTTCATTTGATATACATTTATACCTGAACTTATATATAAGGGTTTTCCACCTGTTAATGAATCACCATCTACCATATCATAAGTCCAATCAGTTAACGCTAATGATTTTTGAACTATTACAGGACAATTCAAAAACGACTGAGCTTTAACCTGATATGGATTTGAGTTCCAATTGAGTACATTAAATGGTTTTCGTCCGTTTAACACCACATAATCTATAGTGGACGCAGTTGAGGGGAGTGTACCTTGATTTGTAGTACCCCCTGTTGAGTTTTCATAACCATATTTAATCTTATATCTAAAGACCTCATTACCTGAAGTGGTTAAATTAGCAGTACCCTCAATTGCGGGGTTAATATCAACATAATTTTTTAAGATATGTTGGATATCAAAATGTCCATATCCTGCTTGGTTCGTTGTCTGTCTCAAGTCAGCTTTTACATTACCACTCGTATCTATAATCTGTATTGCGAACTTCGGGGCTGTAGAGTTTAAGTCATAAAAACTATATACATTCGTTCCATAAGTGAGGTTCCACTTTGGAGGGTTATTTGTTGGAGCTATTGCGGGCGTTGGTGCTGCCATTATTTTTCTTCTGTTAATATTTTTATTATTCGTTCCTCAATATCCAAAGGATAAAATCTTCTTGGACGGATACCAGGAACTTTGACGGGGTTTGATTTTGAACCGAATATGTGTCCTGGCTGATACTTAATCTTAAAATTACCCTTTGATACCGCTTCGTTAATCGGTATACCTAACCTTCTTTTCGTTCCATTTACACCAAAAGATATGAAGAACCCGTAGTCCAACATACTCACTTGGATTATATTCTCCTCGTCCCGTTCAACATACTTCACCTTCATACTCCTCCTTAAATTACCCGTCCTATTTCTAAAATTACCCGTGAGCAATTCTTGGTTAATATCACTTACGAGTACAGCAAACTTACCATCTATACCCTTGTCGTAGTATTCAATGGTATCCAATATTAGTTGAGCGAATTCGTCAATACCTTCTTCTTCCATCATACAAAGGGTTTATCACACACATCCAAAGGCGATGAATAAATTATGTTTACCGAACAAGACGCACCGACTACATTATCTTTCATTCGTTCAACAAAGGGGGTGAAGATAAACCCGTCTTGGACTTCCAATAGTGGATATGTGGTACTTAAGTTAATCTTTGATATGATATCATTTAAGATGGTTATACACTCACTCTGTGCGGTGATGATGTCCTTATATGTCTCAAAGGTTTGCTCCATACAGATGAAGTTAAAATTAAAGGTGGAAGTATTCCTCGTTGAACTTATTTGTATCGGGTTCACAAATACATAAGGATAGTTTGGACTTGAGGTATCTTCAGGGGTCATAACATCACTTATTTCACCATATCCAAACTGATTAACAAAATGATGTGATGTGGTGATACCCGATATGATATCCATTATTTCTTTATAGTTCATTTCTTAAACTTTTTTGTCTATTTATTTCTCTCGTGTTTTTATCCTTATTCCAACTTATGTAGTTCAACGCAGATATAAGGGGTTTTTTTACCACCTCGTCTATATTCAAAAACTTACCATCACAAAGTATCATAAGAATTTCCCACCACACATACTCAAGTGGTATCTTATTCTTTTCCTCTTCAACGACGGGTTCATCTTCTGCGTCAAATAACTTTTTATACCTATTAAATATGGATAATCTAAAATTGAAGTATTTAGTCAACCCGTCCCATATGTCGTTGATATACATATCATCACTATAATCCACACCAAACAATAAGGGGACTATCTTATCAAGGTGTTTATGTACACCTCCACCTGCGAATATCTCCATATCCACAAAATCACCAAAGGTCAGGGTGTTTAAGTTTAACTTCAATTTTAACCCTTCATCTTGAGGGTACATAAGTACAGATACAATACTCACAGCTAACACCTTTGTCTCAAGGGGTATCCGTTCACAATCTTTGAGGGGTATACCTATGGAGTGGTGAATTAACATATCATAATTGTTTTCAGTAAAACTCCACCTTGATAATACACTCCATTTTTTCAAGGTTAACTTTTCGGGTATACTATACTCCACCTCGTCTATAACCAACTTCATATTACATAAGAATATTTACCCTTCATTTTATTTTTCTTCCTTGAGTAGTTCGCTAAACATAAGGACATCACGCAGTCGTCGTGGAATCCACTTGGAGCTCCATATTTAACATTTCTTGTCTTTGGTGAGTACTCATATGAAAAGATGGATAACTCATCATATAAGGACGGGAATAAAGTCCTTGAGGGTATCTTAACATTACCCTCGTTTATATCAAGTATAAGACCCTCTATAATCTCCTGTTTACTATTGTTCGTTGTAGTAAAGGGGTGGATGTTTTTACACCTCTTGGATAACAGGTCATAAAATAAATCACCAACAGAGTTCACCTCCACAAATACCGATGCGTTCCATTTGTTAATACTTGAGGACACCATATTCACAATCTCACTCCAGTCCCTCTTATTCGTCCTTAATACCTCCACCACATTTCCACCCTCGTCTATCAAAGTCAGTACAGAATAGTCCACCTGCTTTGCCAAGTCCAACCCTCCATATATCTTCCCTTGAGGTGAGGGGTACTCATCAAAGGTGATTTTATCAAGTCCTGAAAATACCTCACCACCTCCATCTAAAAACTCTGCGAGGTATTCCTGCTTGAATATGTTTTCAGGTATGGTTTTCTTTGCGTCCTCAATCTCCTCTGCGTTGATAAAGGGACTATCATAAGATGAACCCTTATATGATTTGTAGTTCGGGTACATATCACTCAATCCCATTTGGTATAAGTTGTAAAACCAATTCTTTGATTTCGGGGTGGATAAAAACAACGCCTTCTTACCCTGTGATGCCATAGTTGGACGGATGGACTGAACCCACGCATTTTCGTCTATATAAGCACACTCATCCATAATAACATAGTTGAATGAGTACCCTCGTATTGTTTGATAATTCTCTGCGGACTTAAAGTATATCTCACTCCCGTTTTTTAACACCATTTGGTTTTTAGAGTGGTTTGAGGTTTTGATGATACCCGACTGATGTATAGCATTTTCTATTTCGGTGTGTACCTTTTCAGCTTGAGCAAATATCGGGGACACCCACAATATCTTTGTACGGGGTTCATTTATAGCCCAATACAAAAGGATGTTTTCACCCATCAAACTTTTACCGAACTGCCTTCCTACAGATACTATGTGGTACTTGATATCGGTGTATAAAATACTCTCAATAATCTCACCTTGTTTTTTGTGGGGTGTAAAACCTACATACCTCATTCATCATCCTTGGCTTGAATATCTTTGTTTATACCGAACTCAAACTTGATGGTACTTAATAACTCTTTTCCGTCCTCACCAGTCAACTCAATCTTTTGAAGTTGTGGAAGTACAAAGTGTGATAATTTAATTATTAACTCCACGGCTTTTGCGGGGTCTTTCTCAGCCGCTTGAAGTATCCAAGTATTAAGATTTTTTTGATTTGATTTTACCAATTTCAAAAACTCTTCACGGACACTTTCAGTAGCTCTGTTTTTACTTCCCGCAGGACGACCAGGTCCTCTTCCTAAATTAGCGTTCATAATTCTTGTGATGTTTGTTTATTTTTACTTAAAAATATAATTTTTGGAAGTAGTGATATTTCTGTGCGATACACGCACCACATCCTTTTGGTTTTTCATTTGTCCCATTAAAGTAGTTAAATATCTCGTAGACCATCTTATTGTTCTCCGGTGTCCTCATACTATGGTTAAAGAATATCGCTTGGTTATCTCGTATCCACTTCTCATATATCGCTCGTTTATCCTCTTCCTTTGGTGTCTGTATCTCTTTGAGTATTTTACTATCTATAATTGCTTTAGATATTGTTGAGGGTATTTCTATGTCCTTTTGGATGTAGTACTCCTTCAGGTTCTCTATACCTCGTTTGAATGTCTTGGATATTGTTGTTCTATCCACCTCAAGTGTTTTACCTAATTTAGTATAACTTTCACCAGTTGAATAGTATAGTAAAATTATTATCGCTTCGTACCGGTGTCGGTCATTAAACGACTTATACATCTGGTCTAATCCATTCATTATGAGTTCAATTGCCTCATCTTTTTCGTAGTCATAATTTTCTTCTTCCATATCTATATTTTCTGTTAATTCTATATTTTTATGTTTTTTGTATTTGTAGTAAAATGTTGATGTTGAACTCCTAAACTGATTAAGGGCTATTCTTATGATGTACCATTTGTACTCACCACTAACCATCAGTTCACTCGCTCTTGGATTTTCTAAAAATATTAACAATACCTCTTGAGTGAAGTCATCTAATAAGTCGGGGTATTCACCTTTGGTTATATTTTTTATCTGTCTTTTTATATCATCGTATTGTCTCGTGGTTAAGTTCATTCTCTAATTCTTTAATACGGCTCCTTAACAAAGCTATCTCCAACTCATACTCATCTATCCTTTTCTCGTAATCACATATTCTTTTTTCAAGTTTACGGATTTCGGTATCATACCTCTTTTCCATTTCACTTATCACCAAAGAATAACTCTCCAAGCTTTTGTTGAGGTTATTTATATACGCACTTTCGTTCGCTCTATTTCTCTTCCAAGTACCAGCAAAGAATGCCAAGATGGATGGTATTCCTGTGGTGATAACTAAATTAAGTATTTCGTCCATATTTTTTTCTTGTTTATATGAAAATATAATACCCCTCCTTTTAGTGAGGGGTATTACCATATATATCCTTAATACTTGAACTTAATGTTTTTCTTAACTTAAACTCAATTCCCATCTGTCTAAATGATATGATGTTTTTGCGGTACTCCTGTTCGTACTCATCCAATTCTACCATATACTTATACCTCTTATTTTTATTCATTTTAATTTAGTGTTTATTCATAAATATACAGATATATTAAAAAGTCAATTTTTTCTTACAACAACCAAATCGTTTTCCATACTTATGATTGTATGTATCAACGAGTTCGTTGAACTCATTTACAATCATTTCAAAGGTATAACCGAATTGGTTAGTCCAACGAGTGATTACCACCTCATTTCCCTTTTGGAAGTGTTGGATTACAGAACCCATCTCACTCATTTCCATTTCTAATTGTCGTTTGTTATTCATATCACAAAGATGGAACAATTATTCCAATTATCCAAATTAAATGTTCTTTTTTTTCTTATATTTTTTGTCGTGTTGTTTTTTATATGTTTTGAACTTTTCAGTTTTCATCCATATTGCCAACCATACTTCAAGGGGTATTCTTTCGTTTTCCATTATCCAAGTAGTAATTCGTTGTCTGCGTCAATTATCATTTCATTTGGATTATATGTAATGTTTACCGCACTATCAGTATATCCATTTCTATTCTTAAGTAATTTTAATGTCGCCATATTCCCCCTCTTTTGTTCTGCTGTTCTATTGAGTGATACAACCATACACGCTTTATCCAACTTCTTCTTTGAACCTGCCACTTGGTTCAAGTCCCCTTCTTCACTTGATAATCCACTTCTGTTTGTTTGAACCGCAGTCCACACCACCAGATTATTATCAGTACAAAAGTTTTCAAGTACATTAACCATTTCAGCTTCCGCCTCCCAAGTTGTCTTAAAACCATTCTTCGTTGGACGGATACAATCCAAGTAGTCAATTACTACTACATCTATTCCTCCGTTCATTTCTTTGAATACCTTAATACTTTGAATAACATCATCTATAGTTGATTTGCCCTCATCCATTTTAACTAATTTCCAATTTGAATAAATGGGGTGATTTTCGTCCTTAATTCCTTCAAGTGATATCTTCCTATGGAGCAGGTTAAGATAGTGGTTCTGTACCCCCTCAAAAACAATATGAAGTACCTTCATTCCTTTAATTGCGATGTTCGCCCCAATAACCATAAGACAAGTACTCTTACCAGTACCAGTTGGAGCCATAACAATTCCAATCTCACTACGAGCCACCCCACCATTTCTATCTATCAAAGATATACCTGTTGGAATAACACTACGAGTAATTGTACTATCATAATCCTTTGGTGTTAAAAATTCATACTGCCTCCCCGTCAATTCATTATGTTGAAGGAATAATAACCTTAAGGTTAAATTTTTAAGTTTATCTCGGTGGTTAATATTCAACTTGATATAATTCTCATATCTATCCATAATCTTCTCCTTAAGAATACTTTCGTTGAAGATATCATTCTTCGGTATATTCTTCTTAATTAAGTCCAAGTCGTCAATTAACACCTTCGCCCAAGTACTATACTTCTTATTACCTTTATCATCTATTTCAACATAATCTCTTTCAATTGAATTATATATCTCACTAAAGGATGGAGTATCATTATATTCATTAAAGTACTCCTCAACCACTTGGATGAAGTATCTCAAACTTCTATTCTCAAACAGGTATTTCTTGAATAACAATAAATCCTCCCTGTATTTCCTGTAAAAATTATCCACTTGAATAACCGAGTGAATAATCTCGTAATCAAAGATGTTATCACCCATATCCACTTCAAAAACCTTAATAAGATTTTCAGCATTATTTTTCAATTCTTCTTCTTTCATTTTTTCTTTTGGTTTTACTGATTACAAAATTGGAGTGGTGATGGGTGGAAAATCCAACCTCCCTCAAGGAGGTTTGGATTTGGATTTCCACCCTCACATACACTTCAATTTTATCATCTAAAGTTTATTATTTTTTTCTTTTTATTTTTATATTTTTTATATTACTGATGTAATAGTGGCTTTATTTTGTCTTCGGCCGAGGACTTTTGTGAACCCCTAATTTTACATACCTTGTTCTTCTATTGCTTGATAAATTTCGTTCAATATACCCCATATCTTCAAGAATCTTAATCTTGGTTTTTATTGTACTGATACTACAACAAAATATTTCAGCTAATTTCTTATTTGATACAAATGTGGTTTTTCCATCATCTGTCCAACTCTTAAAGTACGAGTACAACAAATTGAGGTATACATCATCAAACCCCCAGTTTATATACTTAATGAAGTTTTGCTTGTTCATCATCGGGGAACTGAAGTGTGGGGTTCAATACAATACTATTCTCTATTACAAAGACAAATACTCTATTAAGGGTTTTTCCACCCCGCATTTTAATTAAAAGCTTGTTGGTTAAGTCCTGATATTCCTCATACTCTTTGAGTGTCTTAAAAGTCAAGAAAATGTCCCCTTCAGCTTTTCTGTAAATTGTTGGAAAATACTTTTCAAAGTTATACCACAAATCAGTCAGGTTAATTTCCAAACCCGATTTAAGACAATTATTCCATAACTCCTCACTATTTTGAGGACTACAGATATAAACATCATTATACCAAATCACATCCTTAAACACATCTTTTGTACCATAATAATCCCTGATGTGTTGACGAGCAAACTCGTTGATAACTTCAGTCATTTTAAGTCCCTGAAGTTTACAGACCTTTTTGAACTCCTCGTGAGTGATATCACTCATTTTAACATTTGCGTAATTATTCATATTACTATTATTTTGATTTTATTATGTGGACTCTCCACACTTATAAATATAGAACTATTCTATCAAAAGTCAAAGAAAAAGAATATTTTTTTTTTGAGTAATAAAAAACCCCTCATTCCGTTGAACGAGGGGTTAATAATAAAACTAAAATAATAATACAAATGGGAATTCAATATTATCTATAAAGCGCAAAAAACCCCGATAACTTTTACATCATCGGGGTTCAGTCTCAACCAAAAGACTTGTACTATGATAACACTATAAATATACTAAAGGCTCCGTTCAAGTCAAGAATTACTTCTCTTAATCCAATAACT